TTGGGCAAACCGCCACAACCACAGACCACACCTAAACCTAAGCCAGAGGACAAAAAATAATGGCAATGAAACAGAATATATATATTAGTGGACCTAGAATGGGAACTAATAATTGGATGTATGGAATAGAATTAAAGAACGCCCCAAAACCATATAAATCCACAAAGCCAAATGGTAAGGCTAAAAAACCTAAGAAAAAATAATGACACCAGCCTCACCGAATAATATCATTATTCATAAAAGCTTGTATTCTCAAGAAGATCTAAAAAAAATGCTATCTTTTTGTGAGGGTGCAAGCACATGGTCTAGTAGTACTTTTTACAGAAATGGAAAAGTAGAAAATTACCCAGATCTAAAAACAACCTTTAATGATGCTATTCCAGAAATATTCAGTCTATTTACGAATGCTTTATCTTTAATTAAAGATAAAATAGAATGGTCATATGGAGCTAGGGTGATACCAAAAAAATATGAGGCCATAAGAAAATGGTCTCCAAATGAGCATCAAGATGTTCATGCGGATAACGAACTTGCAAGTGGAAGATTTCTAAGCCTGCAGTATATTACCGATGAAGATCAAGAGATTGACGAATCTGAGCACGCCCTACCAAATGATTTCGTTGATTATTCTTCTGTATTTTATATTAACGATAACTATACGGGTGGAGAGTTATTTTTTCCGGAGTATGATATAACAATTAAGCCAAAGGCTGGAGACTTTATTACCTGGCCAAGCAATGCAAAGTATCTACATGGGGTAACCAGTGTTGTAGATGGCTATAGGTACACCATCCCTAGTATGTGGTATGGCGAGAAAGCCGTATTGCTTAATGCTATTAAAAGTTTTAAATATACTAGACGTATTTCCGAGGAAAATTATAGTAATAAATTTGTAAAAACATCGATACTATAATATAATATACGTTATTAAAATTAAAAATAATAAATTGTTTAAGGTGGATGATAATGGCTAAATCACCAGCATGGCAGCGCAAAGAAGGTAAAAACCCCAAGGGAGGTTTGAACGCTAAAGGTCGTGCATCCTACAAGGCACAGACTGGTGGGACTTTAAAGCCTCCAGTTTCAGCTAAGCAAGCAAAGAAATCTCCTAAGTCAGCTGCACGACGTAAATCATTTTGTGCGCGAATGGGCGGTATGCCAGGTCCTATGAAAGACTCTAAAGGACGACCAACACGCAAAGCACTTGCATTACGTAAGTGGGATTGTTAATATCTTTATATTATCAAAAGGGTAATATATTCTATAAAATAGGAGAAAATAATGGCAATGATGAAGAAAGAAAAAAAGATGGCGAAGAAAGCTCCTGCTAAAAAGGCAGCAGCAAAAATGGACGGCATGACAGCTGCTCAGAAGAAGCTTCCACCATTTATTCAAGCAGCAATTGCTAAGAAGAAAAAGAAGAAGTAACTGTGGCGAAGAAGAAGTCTCTTTTCCAAAAGAAAGTTACTAAAGTTATGGACGAATATGGAAAAGGGACTCTTCATTCTGGCAAAAAAGGTCCTGTAGTAAAAGATAGAAAACAAGCTATCGCAATAGCAATCTCTGTTGCGGGCAAAAGAAAAAAATCTAAAAAGAAATAGGAGCACGTATGGCAAAGCTAGCTTGGGATTATATAGTTCCAGTAGTACTTCCAAAAGACCTAAAGGGAATTGAACCAGGAAAGCTTCCTGCCAACCTTTTGAAGGCTGTCCCCGGTGGTGGAAAGATGCATTGGATTGCCGCAGCTGCATGGACCGCAATGGTTGAGAAGGCAAAGGCCGAAGGCGTTGAACTTAAGCCGACTTCAGCAGGTGATACATATCGCGATTACGAAAGCCAGAAAAAAGGATTCCTTACACGCTATCAACTCGAAGAAGTTGCTGGAACCAGCACTAAAACATTTGAGGGAAAAACTTGGTACCTTAAAAAAGGAATGGCGATGTTGGCCACACCTGGTAAGTCACAGCATAACCTCGGCTTGGCTGTTGACGTTCATTCGGCTTCAGAGCCAAAGCGTCTCAATTGGTTGATTGCAAATGTTAAAGAGTTTGGTTTCTCGTGGGAAGTAGTGCCAAGCGAACCATGGCACCTGCGCTATGTAAACGGCGACAACGTCCCTGCATCGGTAAAAGCATGGATGGATGCTAATGGAGTGGCTGCTCCGGCAGCTGGAGCACCAGTTGCAGCACCTGCAGCAGGTGGAAACAACGTAAAAGAAATACAAGAAGCCCTTAAGAAAAAGGGAGTCTACGCTGGACCAATCAATGGCGAAATGGACGCAGCAACAAAAGAAGCTATTAAGAAATTTAAGGTAGCAAATAAGTTACCAGCCGACTCAGTTCCAGGACCTAGGGTTATGGAACTCTTGGGTATTAAAGCATAATGCCATGGAACAGATTACTGTTGCTCTCATTGGTGTTGTCGGTGCTGTTATTGTTACTCTTTTAGAAAAAGCTAGAAGAGAAAACAAAGAAGATCATGGTTATGTTCGAGAACATCTCGACAGAATTGAATACAAAATAGATACTCATGTAAGAGATCATGTTGTTGGTAGACTTACTGAAATTAAGAAAAAGAAAGAAATAAAAAATGGCAGCAAAAAAATCTAATAAAAAATGGATTCAAGGTGCGATTAAAAGACCTGGTGCCTTTACCGCAAAAGCAAAAAAAGCTGGCAAGTCTGTAGCTGGAATGGCAGCAGCCGTTTCTAAGAATCCAGAAAAGTATAGCCCGCTTACCCGTAAGCAAGCTTCGCTTGCTAAAACACTTAGAAAAATTAGTAAGAAGAAATAATATTATGACTACAAAATACTGTTGTGAAGACTGTCACGAAGCTGACGGCGCATGCACCTATTGTTTAGGTGTAGATAAAGTTTCTAATTCTAAAAAAGAATTAGCGACTCATCTTGGTTATCTTGCTCTTCATTTAATTCAAATGATTTTGATTATAGGATTGGTAAAATAATGGCCAAGCAAAACAAACCAACTAAACCAGCTTTGTGGTCTTCTGCAAAGTCTCAGGCCAAGGCAAAGTTTGATGTCTACCCGTCAGCATATGCAAATGCCTGGGCTGCAAAAAAATATAAGTCAATGGGTGGTGGTTGGAAAACTGTTTCTACCAAAAAGGCAAAGAAGAGTAAGTAATGCCAGGCCCTAAGGGAGTTGGATTAACTAAGTGGTTTGATCAAAAATGGGTAAACATTGGCGCTCCCAAAAAAAAGGGTAAATATCAACCGTGCGGTACATCAGGTGCTGGCGGATCTGGTTATGCAAAGTGCGTTCCAGTTGCAAAGGCTAGATCAATGTCCGCGGCTCAAAAGAAAAGTGCTGTTCAAAGAAAAAGAAGATCAGGAACTCCTGAAAAAGGAGTAAAGGGTCAAGCACCTAAGAATGTAAGTACTTTTAAGAAAAAGAAAAAGGTATAAGTAAATGCCATTACAACATCCTGCAATTCTTACTGTATCTCAAGTAGGTTAAGTATCTCTTTGTGATATAATAGAAAAATGGATAACGTAAACCCATTTGACGGCTTCATGCCAACTATAAGTAATATAGTTATATCAAAGCCAACTGCATCGATTACATCAAATGGCGACTTAGTTGATGTTCATTGCGTTACAATTAAAACACTTGAAAAAGAATATATATTTTCTATTTCTCCAAATGATTTAAGTAAATTATATTTTTTAATATTGAAAGTTTTGTCTGATCAGTAATGGGTATAATACTTTTTAAAAATCTTGATATTGGTTTTGTTCCGAAGACGCCGGCAACTCCATTTCCGAATTCAATTAAAGAGGCTTCTTCCGATAAGTCTTCTATAGTATTTTTGGAATACGCTCACAAATTTGGCTACCCTGTTTCCTATATGCAGGAACAAGAAGGTCAACTGGTACAGAATATACTTCCTGTACACAAAACTGAGACTCAACAAATATCTACGTCATCTAAAGTTGAACTAGCTCTACATACAGAGACTGCATTCCACCCATATAAACCAGATTATGTCTTATTGCTATGTTTGAGGGGCGATCCAAATGCAGTGACTACATATGCAAATGTAGATGACATTGTTAAAAAATTAGATCTATGGGTAATAGCAACCCTACAAAAGAAATGGTTCACAACCAATATAGATATATCTTTTAGAACAAAAGGGCAGAAGGATAAAAATATTCCTATTTCAGTTCTAGAAAAAACTGAAGATGGATATAATTTTATTTATGACTACACTTTTGTTAAGGCAAATGATGAACTAGGTAGAGCAGCATTGGATATGCTTCATAAAGCTGTACAAGAATGTATTCAGGAAATAGTTTTAGAAACTGGCGACTTATTAGTTATAGATAACAATAAAACAATTCATGGTCGCAAACCATTTCAAGCTAGATATGATGGCACTGATAGGTGGGTGCAAAGAATCTTAGTAAGAAAAGAACTTCCACCTAGTGACCAAATAAATAATCATATTATAACTACGGAGTTTTAATCTTGTTACAAAGAAACTTATATTCTTTTTGGGTTGGCACTAATAATCTAGTGATGAATGAAAATAGAATTAATGGATTGGAATCAATTAAAAATAATTCTAATGTTAATTATATTTTAGTCACAAATGAAAATTTACAAAAGTTCATACTAAATGAACACCCACTTCATCCCGGATTTAATTACTTGTCCGACGTTCACAAGGCAGACTATCTAAGAACTTACTTCATGCACCACCATGGTGGTGGGTATACTGATATCAAACCATGCTCATGGGATTGGAACCCATACTTTGATCAATTAGAATCTTCTGATGCATTTGGCATTGGTGCTCCAGAAGATGAAGGTGAACTAAGTGTTACTGTAAAACAAAGAGCTTGGCTTGGTCAACATTGGGAAAAATTAATGACTAATGATTTATATATATTCAAACCAAATACAGAGTTCACTACAAAATGGTATAATAAGTTACTTGAAGTAATGGATATAAAATTAAATAATTTACAAAAGTTTCCAGCAAAAAGCAGTAGAGAAGCAGCAGATACTATAGTCACTAGGTACCCGATAGATTGGGGTGAAATACTTCTTGAGATATTTCATCCACTGTGCTATGAGTACACAGATAAATTAATTAAAACAATGCCACTTCCAATAACAAAGGATTATAGATAAGATGGTTACAGATTGGTATGGCAATACAGTTATATGCACTGCAGTTACAGGTGGATATGACTACATGCCAGCTCAGCCTAAAATAGACGGTGTAGACTATGTGTATTTTACTGATGGGAAATCAACAGCACCAATTACTGGACCATGGATTCCAATTCTTCTTGGCGATGAGAATTTAGATAATAGAAGAAGATCTAAGAGACCAAAACTAAACCCACACTCCATACCAATGCTACTGAATTGGAAGTATATGATTTGGATAGATGGTGACATGGGTATTGATAGGCCAGAATTTGTTCCAGAGATTATGTCATACATGGAAAATGGATTTGTTGTCTCGCCTCATTTTGATGGAAGACACTGTGCTTATGGTGAAGCTACAATCCGTCCACTTAAATACGCTAACGAACCACTTGATGAGCAATGCGATTTTTATAGGTCAGAAGGTTTTCCAGAACAATACGGCCTTTATGAGTGTGGAGTCTCTGCTAGAGATTTAACTAACGAAAAGGTAAAAGAAGTTGGCGAGCTGTGGCACAAGCAGAACCTTGAATGGTCATACCAAGATCAAGTAAGCTTCCCGTATTGTTTATGGAAAACTGGTTACACTCCAGACAGACTCCCGCAAACATTTAGAAATTACAACTGGGTATGGATTAATGTCCACACAAGAGAGGATTAATTATGAGTAGTATAAAATTTAACCTTGGCGGAATTGGCAAGGGATCAGAATACAAGACAGTTAACCTAGCAGAAATTTGCGACATAGAAGCCAACATAATGGATCTCGATTCATTCTGTGACGATGGAACTGTGGATGAATTTTTCTTATCACATACCCTTGAGCATATATCTGTGTTACAGTACAAGTCTTTCTTACTGCACATGCTTAGAAAGCTTAAGAGCGGTGGAACAATCAAAGTAATACAAACAGATGTTGGTAGAGTTATAAAATTGTGGGCTGATGGAAAGCTATCATTTAGAGCAATGAGAGCCCCGATATTTACTCCCGCTAGTAGATGTGATTCAAATATATTGCAGCAGCATCAAAGTATGTGGTCACAAGAAGAATTGATTAAGGACTTTCAGGCAATTGGTATGCAAGCTACTGGCTTTGATGCCGGCTTTTGGCAATATGATATTGATGATGATATATTGCCTGAAGAAACAAAAAAAGATTTTGGAAAAGATATTCCAAATCTAGGTGTGATAGCAACAAAAGTTTGATATAATAGTTATACGGAAACCGACGCTCAACGTCTAAAGAATCCCCAACTTTTAAATAGGTTGGGGATTTTTTGTTAGTCAAACCTATTACTATAAGGTGTGTCTAACTGAAGGGGATGTCGGTTGAATATACTTAATAGATTAAAATTTGCTTTTACACGTAAAGCTGCATGGGTTTTTGTTCCTTTATTTTTGATTGCAGCCTTTGTTCCACCGGTTGGATCTGCAACACCAGCACATGCAACGTTTTCAACTAACACGCAAATATCCAATGGGCAAGCCTTCCTTCAGGGAGAATTTGCTGAAGTTGGTGTACGAGTAAACGGAGCGTTCGGCTCAACGAATGTCCCAAGCGGCTTTCATGCCAACCCTGCCAATTGTCTTGGTTTCCGTGTTGACAGAGAAATGGATGGATGGGGAAGCTCTACAGACGATGGTGACTACTTCTGCCCTGGCTCACCCTTTGAGGGCTGGCAGGTAAAGGTCGGTTCAAGCCTCGGCAGGAACGACCATGGACAAACTGGGGTTTCTGGTACTGTATCCGATATTCAGAACTCAGGTTCTTCGCAGTGTGTCTCTTGGAATAGTGCAAGCCCGTATAACGGAGTGAGCATTTCACAAAGATATTGTGTGCCAACGGCAGGGCAGGCTTTGCATACAGATGTGACCCTCACAAACACAACAGGCTCGGCTGTCAGCGACATTTATTTTGGTCGTGGGTTTGATCCAGATAACGCAACAGGATCTGGCTCAATGACCTGCGCTGGTTCAACGGTTGGAACAAGCACATACCAGTCGTGCAACGCTGTGACTGGTCAGGGAACCGAAGCACAAGCAACAGCCCGTTGGGGAAACAACTCGTTTATTGCGCTTCAGTCATTTGATGCTCGTGCTCGTGTAGCTCGTCAAGCTGGTGGATTCTCCTCGCCGGACCCTTCAGATATTTGGACTGCTGGTAACAACCTTTCAACAAGTGGCACATATCTCGGCAATGTTGGGGAAATGCTTGCAGATGCAGGTATTTATGTTGCTCTCAATGTTCCTACTCTTGGTGCTGGTGCTTCTACTTCTTTTCGTATCAGCTATGTGCTTTCAGCAGATGGCAACAATGCTCCAGTATTAGGTGCACCAGTAGTGAGTGGCATTGGCCAGACTTCTGCGACCGTTGCGTCAACAGTGAACCCAAAGGGATTCTCGACGACTGCGGAACTTGTTTACTCAACTAGTCCAAGTTTTGCCACTTCCAGTTCTGTGTCAATGGGGACATTCACAGGTTCAGACGAGCTTGCTATTAACGCAGAGATCACTGGTCTTGACCCAAGCGAAACTTATTACGCAAAGATTGTTGCAACTAACGAGACTGGAACTACAGAGTCAGCAGTATTTGACTTCGACACCTTGGCAGCAACAGCTCCAATTGTTTCATCAGAAGAACCAACTGTTACAGTTGACGATGGTCCTGTAACTCTTTCTGGAACATTAAACCCTAACGGTTTCAGCTCTACAGCCGTCTTCCAATACAGCACTACAGCAGACTTCTCTGGAGCAGTTGTAGATGTCCCTGTATCTGGAACTTTTACTGGCACTTCTCTTTCGACTGTGTCAACAGTTGTTTCTGGCTTGACTGGTTCAATAACATACTACTTTAGGCTTAAAGTTACTAATGCTTTTGGTTCTGCATACGGATCGACCATGTCATTCGTTCCTAATGATATCCCTGCACCAACATCACTGGTTGTGACAAGCCTTGATGATACAACTTCAAGTGGGACACTCCGTTGGGCAATCACACAAGCAAACGCTACGGCCGGTGGCATTTATGATTCAATCACTTTTGGTGTTGATGGAACAATAACTTTAACGAGTGCTTTGCCACAGATAACACAGAATGTAACTATTACTGGCAACGGAAGAACGCAGACAATCATTGATGGTAATAATTTGTACCGCATATTCAATGTCCCATCTGGCAGGAGCCTTACGGTATCCGATATGACCCTCAAGCAAGGACAAAATGTTTACGGTGGTCTCATATACAACTCTCAAGGAACTGTAATTGCAACAAACTTGAGGTTTACGGCTATGACTGGCGGCAGTGCTGTTTGGAATAATGCCGCTGGCTCGAGGGCGGTTTACACAAACTGCACGTTTGACTATTTGAGTATTGGAATTGGTGGTGACCATGGCTCAACTCCACAACTTCCTACTGGCGTTACAACTTGGGCAGACCAAGCAGATTCTGTTTTCCAAAATAGGACATATGTAGACAACTGTGTTTTTAGTAACAATGGTTCTGGCATTAACACCCAGCGCTTTACCAAGGTGCAAAACTCAACATTTACAAATAACTCTTATGCAGTGAACATTCAAGGTTTGAATAGGGGTCAAGTCTTGAACTCCACGTTCACAGGCAACGGTATTGGTGTTTACCATAATGGCTGGATTCCAGCATCTTTCAATATGGGTACGGATAATCGTTTGATTAGTGGAAACACATTTACCAATAACGGGATTGCTATTTACCTTGATGACACAAATACGAGTGGACAAAAATATCAAGGTTGGTCAACTGTGGTCGGCAATACCTGGGACGCAAATGGCGTATGGGTTCGCTACTACCAATGGAATGGAACCACGAATGCAGAAGGGACTGCGCGTCCTTACACAACAGGAACGGTATTTGCGCAAAGTTCAAACACATTCCCCGACACAATTAGTGCCCCAAGCAACCTAACGGCAACCGATACTGGTACAGGAATCCTTCTTGATTGGGATGCGCCAGTTGGCGGCGGATACCTTCCTGAACGATACGCAATTTCGTGGTCTGGAAGTCTTGGTGGAGGCGGAATCGCTACAGGGAATGTCGGCGGTGCAAATGCACTGAATACATCCATTGAAATCCCATATTCGGTCATCTATTCATTCGGTGAAGAAGGTGAAACATTCCCGTTCCACATCCGCTCTGATAACGATACTTTCTCAAAGTATTCAGCGAACTCAAATGTCGTTTCAATCCAGGTTGGGGTTTCCACGAGCACTACAACCACGTCAACAACAACAACGACGGAAGTAGTGTCAACAACCACAGAGCCAGTGGTAGTGGTCGTCCCTGTAGAACCTGAGCCAGAGACCACAGTCCCAGAAGACACCACGCCAACCACGGAAGAGACGCTGCCTGAAGAAACAGAAACAACAACGACAGAACCTGAAACAGAATCAACTGAACCTCCTGTAGATACTTTACCAGATGAAACAACTGATTTCACCGACGAAGAAATAATTAATATTATAGATAGCATAGATACAACTTCATCAGAAGAAGTCGCAGCAGTGTTAGATGATATTTTTGCTTCTGATATATCTGCTGAACAGTTGACTGAAGTTCTCGATGCTGTGTTTACGGCAGACGTAGAAGCAGAAGTCTTGGTGGCTGCACTTGATGCAGTGTTGTCAGCTGATATTTCGACAGAAGAATTTGCTGCGGTTCTCGATGCAGTATTCGATGAGCCATTATCCGATGAACAGTTCACTGCAGTTATAGATTCAGTTATCACAGAAGATATCACCGATGAACAATTCGCTGAAGTTTTAAATGTTCTAGAATCAGATACAGTTTCAGAAGAGCAGGTAGCTGAGGCCGTAGATGCAGTACTTGAAAACGGGGTAACTGAAGACCAGGCAACCGATCTTGCAAGTAGTTCTAAAGTTCTGGAAAGTATCGATACCGCCCAAGCTGAAGCAGTGTTCGAAACTATCCCTGTTGGAGACCTAACCCAGGCCGAAGAAGCAGCCCTTGTTGCTGCAGTGACTGATGCTCCTCAGGAAATTAAAGAAACCTTTGAAGAAACCATTGACATCTATGGCGAGGGTCTTGACGACTATGTTGCCGTGGGCTCCCAAGTCGACGTAGGAAGCCGTAGAACGCTTATAGCAGCCACTACAGCTGTTGCTGCTGTAGCTGGGGCTGCAGCCACTGGAGGAGCCTCTGGAGGCTCTGGAGGAGGCTCTGGTGGCAGTTCTGGAGGCGGATCTGGCAGCTCAAGTGCAGAGGGTCGTAGCAGGCGAGAAGAAGAGGGTGAAGAGCCAGCAGGAGAAATAGCTGGCTTGGACGACGAAGACGATGAAGAGTACACAAGAAATAGCATATTTAATTATTACCTAGAGGAGGATACATGGAAGAGAAAAATAAGTTGGCTCGGACTAGTAAGGAAATTTGTTAATGAGACAGCAGCACTATCATTCACTTTGGCTGGTAGCGTTGTCGTGTTCATAACATTGTCGGGCGACACAAGAAAGACAGCCATGATAGCAACAGGTGTTGCCTTGGCTGTTCATTACATACATGTTCTTTTAAAGAACGACGAAAGTTAATGAGTGGAATACTTTCTACCGTTAAGGATGAAAGAGTAGAAGAAATTAGATCCTCAGTTGAAAATTTTTTAGCTGAGGTATCTAAAACTCAAAGAGAACTATTCTCTTATCAAGAAGTAGAAGATATGCTCTTAGATATTTATAATTTAGCTACAGGGAAAAAAGCCTAAAACGGAAAACCCCTTAGAAATTTTTTTCTACTTTTTACCCCGTATAGGAAAAATTAAAATAAAATATATATGTTATCCTATCTTAGTGTGATATAATTACTAAGTCACCCGTAGACCATGGAGTATATATGCAGTACAGAGGAAATAGTGCTCAAGAGAAGTTCGTACTAGAAGTCCTAAAAGAAAAAAGAAATGGCTATTATGTTGAGCTTGGCGGATTTCATTCAACCCAAGGTTCTAACACATATTATTTAGAACAAGACTACGATTGGTCTGGTGTTACCTTCGAAATAGAAGAGCACAGTAGAAATGAAATCAATGCCAATAGAAGAAACCCTTGCCAAGGAGATGCTTTAAAATTTGATTATATCAAATATTTTAAGGAAAACAATTTTCCGCAACAAATAGACTATTTGCAAGTTGATATAGATACCGGATATGACGAGCACTGTAGGCCACAAGGCAATCATTATACAAGTCTTCATGGTCTAATTACGTTGCCACTTACTCAATATAGATTTAGTGTTATAACATTTGAACATGATGCTAATATGTACTTTAGAAATACCGCTTTGCGCGATGCCCAAAGAGAAATCCTTGATTCCTTAGGTTATTCTTTGGTTGTAAGAGAAATTCACGAGGATTGGTGGGTTGATCCAAATATTATTTCTTTAAGCGAATTTAGAAAACATTTAAGATGGGACACATTATAAATAATGTATCCAACAATTATATCTGAAGATCTTATCTCTAAAGAGGAATGTAATTTAGTAATAGGTTACGCCAAAGACAGAGTTTTTGGACATACTCCGCAGAATGCTAATTTGCCAGAAGATCCAATATTGGACAACATGAGAATTCGTGCCTCACACTTATATAGTGATTTTGAAGGTTTTTCTATACTTGAGGATTTTCAGGTTCGTTTAAACAATTTTGTAGAAGAAAAATTTTCAACAAAAATACTATCTGTAACATCACACGTATTAATCAAGTATACAGAAAATCAATATATTGAAGCCCATAGAGATTGGGAACCGTTAGATCCTTATGTTATAGAAAACAATAAAAAACAAGTTCATTTAAGTTCTGTAACTTATTTTAATGAAGATTTTATTGGTGGAGAAATATGCCTAAAGGAAAAAGATATATTTTATAATAATTT